GGTGTAAAAGCTAAGTTTGGTACAGACAGTGACTTGTTAATTTACCACAATGATGGTGAACCCTCTGTTATTGAAGATGCGGGGGAGTTAGGTCTTGTACTGAAAACTAACGGAAACATATTTGCTGTAACTTCAGACACTAACGAAAGCATGATTACTGCTACTCCTGATGGCGGTGTTACTTTATACCATGACAATAATATTAAATTACTTGTAGGTCAAAATGCCGTTACTATAGATGAAAACCTTAGTGTATCTTCTGGTAATGATTTAAATGTATTAGGTGGCGAACTTACAGTTACAGGTAGTGCAGAAGCAGAACTATTTAAAGGAGACCTTGAGGGTGCTGTACATTTCAAAGGTGCAGTTGCAAGCGGTGCTACTTTAACTAAAGGCGATGTTGTCTATGTGTCTGGTTATTCAGGAGGAAAAACAGAAGTAGATTTAGCAGATGCAAGCGACAGTTCTAAAATGCCCGCATTCGGTATTGTTGCCGCAGACCCAGTTGGCGTTAATGTAGATGTTGTAACCTTTGGAACTTTGAAGTCTATCGACACAAGTACCTACACTGATGGCGATGAGCTTTATGTAGATACAACAGCAGGCGGGTTAACAGCTACAGCACCGTCAGGCGAGGGTAACCTAGTACAGAAGATTGCCAAAGTAGTTAGGGCGAGTAACAGTGGTAACATCAAAGTCATGGGCGCAGGGCGTACTAACGCTACTCCTAACCTCAACGATGGCAACATCTTTATTGGTGATAGTAATAACCTAGCTACAACTGCTAGTTTTGCTACTGAGGTTACTAATGCTACAACAGGCAAAGCAGACCTATCAGGTGCTGACTTTACTGGTGATGTGACAACTACAGGTGACTTAGGTATAAACACTACTAATCCTGCACATCCTTTAGATGTTAAAGGTAATGTTAATGTCACATACGGAACTGACCCTATATACACAACTAGTCCTCTTTTAACTAATGCTTCTAGTACTACCTATAGTATTGCAGAGATTACAGACATATATTACGCAAGTCAGCTTGCAGGTGTTAATGCAGCTCCTGTAGGGTCTTGGGGTAACGCTCGAAGAGCCGTACAAATATTATTTAACTTTAATGGTGATGGGCATCCTACAAACGGTGGATGGTCAGCGGCTGACCCATTAGTAGTGAGTACTTTTATAAATAATACTTATTCTTCTAACGATATCAGTACTTTTCAGTCATCTGCTTCTGCAATATTCAACGGTACTTACACCTTACAAACTACTATTATTGATGACATTTTAGATGGTGACTATGACCATCTTGTAGATTATAAAGTAGGTATTAATGTTGACCCCGCTACAGAAGCGTTAGATGTCGGTGGTAACATTAAGGCATCTGGAACACTAGCTACAGGAGGTTACACGCTTGCAAGCACCGATGGTACAAATGGTCAAGCGTTGGTAACTGACGGAAGTGGTAATGTTTCTTTTGGTGACGTTACAGTAGACGTTTCAGGAAAAGCAAACTTATCAGGTGCAGACTTTACAGGCGATGTTAGCGTAGCAGGTACTTTTAACACTGATGGTATAGAAGTAACCTTAAACAGTGTCGATTACAAAGTGCTAAACACAGACTTTTTTGCTCCTATATTTCCTGTAATGCGTTTAGGTGGCACATCATTAGGCAATAAAGTACATACTATAGAAATGCGCCCTGCCGCAGGTGGTGTCAGGATGCACTGGCATGAAAGCGGGTTATACGGTGGAAGTCCACCACCATCAGGGCAGACGTTACGTTTTCATACTACCGATAGAGGCATACACGTTGGTGATGACTTAGTTGGCACATATACTGCGGGTGATAGTCAAAACAACGCAGATACTGACTTTGGTATGTTGGTTGGAAGAAACTCGACAAACATCGGCAGTAATAACTTTGGCTTTGGGTACAACATAAACTTTAACTCTGCATCAAGTTCTGCGTGCGCGGGTATAGGGTCATCAATATACATAAACCCTACAACTAACAACTCTATAGGTATAGGGGGTGACGTATTTGTTGGAACTACTGGTACTGAAACTCCTGCACAGGAGGGTATATTTGCAGGAGGAAATGTAGTATCAGGTAGAGGCAACTATAGTTTTAGTTGGGGCAAAGGCGACTATGAGGGAGCAACAAGATATGCCGCAGTGAATCTCGGAAAAGGCTGTGTGATGTTCGGACAGCAAATTAATATAGATGCTGACTCAACTTGGAGTTTAGTAGGCGGAACAATAAACGAAAGCAGTTACCTTGGAACCTACGCAGAAAACGCACACTACAGTATAGCGTGGGGGCGCAGTGTTAGATTAGACGATTCCAACGGAGCAGTTACTTTCGGAGATAATAATTTAACAACTGACGGACACCATAGCGCGGCTATTGGGGCTAATCATAATATTTACGCACAAGGGGCGTTTCTAGGCGGTGTTTCTAATACAGCCTATGTTAATGCTCCCTATGCTACTGCATTTGGCTATGGCAATGGTTGTGAAGGTGAAGCCAGTTTCGCAGTTGGCAAAAATAACGACAGTTTAGGCGATTCAGGTGCTTGTATTGGGCAAGGATTAAAAACCCCCTTATTTTTAACTAATGGTAATTATGTTTGGAATAATCACTCAGTAGTTGTTGGCGGTTACAATGATGAGGCGCATAAATATTACACAAACACTAACAACACTGCATGGGTAACTGACCATCGTTTTGTGGTTGGTACTGGTAAAATAGAAACGGTAAACAATGAAGAAGTAATTATTAAAGATACAGGGTTTGTAGTTGCAGTGCCTGATTCTGGTTTTAGTGGAATCATAATGCCACACTTAGCTGAAAGCCGTTCTAACTACACTAGTGCCTCAGCGGCTAAGGCAGGGGGTGTCCCTGTAGGCGGTCTATACAGAATAGGCAGTGACGTTAAGATATTACTATCAACAGATTAACAGGAATCAATAATGGCAATCACAACTACAACAACAGTATCGAGCATCAATGTTATCGTGTTAGATTCTAATAACTACGCAGGTAGTGCATTAGCGTTAACTCTTGTCGATACTATGACTAACTCGGAAGATGCTGACTTTATAATGAAGAATACACGTAGAGTAAACTTGGAAAGCGGTGCTGATGTATCTAGCTATCCTCAATTCGTACAAGACGTAGCCTCAGCTGTTTGGGGCTAATAGGAGAACAACATGGTAACAGAAGAAACAAAACAAGCTGTAGACGTATTTGCGGCATCCACAGGTGTGATGTCACTAGCGGCTTGGTTGCCTCCCGTTGCTAGTATTTTTACTATTGTCTGGTTAGGTATTCGTATCTATGAATCAGAAACAGTACAGAAGATTGTACATAAGAAGTAAACTAAGGGGGTTTCTAAAATGCAAAAACGTAAAGGTCCCCTAGCTAAACGTAAAAGAGATCCCCGTCTGGAACGGGCGGGAGTCTCTGGTTACAACAAACCTAAAAGAACCCCTAATCACCCTAAGAAGTCCCATATAGTTGTGGCTAAAGAAGGTGATAAAATCAAAACTATTCGTTTTGGAGAACAAGGGGCAAGTACTGCTGGTAAACCTAAAGCAGGTGAGACTGCAAAGATGAAAGCTAAACGTAAAAGTTTTAAAGCTAGACATCGCAGAAACATTGCTAAAGGTAAAATGTCAGCAGCTTACTGGGCTGATAAGGTGAAGTGGTAATGGCTAGGACAAATGAAAAACTTTGGAAGCGTATAGTAGCTAGTGTTAAGGCTGGGAGTAAAGGCGGTAGACCAGGGCAATGGTCTGCTCGTAAAGCCCAATTAGCTGGTAAAAAATACAAAGCTGCTGGTGGTGGTTACTCAGGTAAAAAGACTAAAGCCCAAAAGTCTATGACTAAATGGACTAAAGAAAAATGGGGAACTAAGTCTGGTAAACCTAGCACTCAAGGTAAAAAGGCTACAGGTGAAAGGTACTTACCTAAGAAAGCCAGAAGTGCTTTATCTGCTAAAGAGTACGCAGCTACTAGTAAGAAGAAACGAGAGGATACTAAGAAGGGCAAGCAGTTTAGTAAGCAACCTAAAAAGATTGCTAAGAAAACCGCTAAGTACCGTAAGGGTCCACTAAGTAAATAGGAGAACTAAGATGCCAAAAGTAGATGGTGTTTCTTACCCGTATACTCAACAGGGTATGGAAGATGCAGAAAAAGCTAAAAAGAAAAAGAAAAAGAAGAAAAGGAAAGCTCCCTTATCTCAAGGATACTAGTGGATAATATGAAGAAGTTATTTATTGTTTTACTTATGTTATCGAACAATACATTTGCTGAGCTAGATAACCAGCAAGAAGGTAGTTTAAATACCAGTAACAATAACTCTACAGTATCTTCTAATAACACTACAACAGATGAGTCTACCTCGAATACTTATAATGGGGCAGGCTCTAGTAGTGAAATACCTGTAGGTTCTGCAATTAGTCCAACGTATATGTCTAACGGATCTGAAACATGCCTACAAGGCACTGGTGGTTCTTTACAGACAGTTGCTGTTGGGTTTAGTTCAGGTACTTATAAAAGAGATTTTGATTGTAACAGAAGAAGAGATTCTAAAGTACTTAGTGACTTAGGTATGAAGGTCGCTGCAATTGCAAGAATGTGTGAAGATATTACAGTGTGGAGGTCTATGTTTTTATCTGGAACACCATGCCCTATACTACAAAGAGGTAAACTTGTTGTAGGAAAGCGAGCATTTTTAGTTATGAAAACACAACCAGAAATTTACATACCTGATTATGGTAAGGTTAAGAGGAGCTTGACTGATACCCAGGTGTGGTATAACACAATACTAGGGATTGGAGAAAACATAAATGAAGAAAGCACTGAAGATACTATTTCTATCAGCGATAGGTTCCGTAGCTCTAGCAAATGAGCTAGATAATCTTACACAAACATCTAATGAAATAGTAAACCAAATTGACACAGGTATTCAACTTGTAGGTGCAGCAAGTGAGTTTTCACACCACGGTGATAGACTATCCTCAGGGAACCTTTCAGGCACTGCACATATTACTTCAGAGCATTTAGAAGCGTACAATAGTGCACTGTTGGGTATGTCTAACTATAAACCCTATGGGGACCTCAAAGCTGTACTAGAAAACAAAGCAGCAGGTGAACTGGATCTTATGGATTCTGCTATTGATACTTTTACAGAAGCTGTTGTAGAAATGATTCAAGTGGTTGAGGTTGCTGAGATATCAGAAGCAGCATCTAGTCCACAAGAAGAAGCTGCAGTACAAGAGTTTGTAGCTGAGAACCAACAAGTACTAGCTATATCTCAGGATACTGTTAGTGAATACAATGAGTCTTTAGATGATATCGAAACCCATGCTAACAATGCTAGTGCCTACATTGCAGTTGCCAATAGTGAGTCAGCTGTAAGTTTCCTAGAGCAAGGTATTGAGAACGCTAACACTACCGCTGAACAAACAAACATCTTTTACGATGCTAATGCTCAGTGGGTTGCTATGGGTTACAATACAACAAGAAACCTTACTGCAGTCTATTTAAATGGAACTGACGGTATTGGTTTAGATCTTTACATATCTGAAGCAGATATACTAACCATGGGAAGTGAGTCCGAGTTTTACTTAACAGGGCCTACAGCTCAAGGGTATAACTGCTTTATCAAACAAACGGATTGTGAGTTATGAGTTTATCAGATACAGAGTTAAGTATAGGTGGTGTAAAGTTTAAAGGTATTTACATTGCTGTTGTACTATCATTAGCTACCACAATAGGTGGTGGTGTGTGGACAGCCTCTAGCTTATACTCAAGACTAGAAGGTGTAGAGTCCCTAAAGATCCCTAACGTTACCCCTATTAAAGAAGACATACAACTTATTCAGCAACAACTGCTAGATAACGATGTGGGTAAATTACAGGGTAAATTAGCGGAGTTAGGGGTTACCCTTGTGACCATTAAGGGTCAACAAGAAAAGCTCTTAGAATTGAACACAGACGTTTCTGAGCTATCTAAGGATATAGAGACGATAAAAGGTACGGTTGCAGAAGCAAAAGTAATTGCTAATACATTACAAGATTCTTCTGATGACCTAAAGAAAATTAAAAAAGAGATAGATGATCTCTGGCAGGGTATGGATTACTTATCTAACCCCTTAGGAAAATAAAGGACGAGGACTATGTTACAACAATTAATTGGCCCTGTAACTGGGCTGTTAGATAAATTCATAGAGGATAAAGACAAGAAGAATGCGATTGCGTTTGAATTATCGACAATGGCTGAGAAGCACGCACAGGAACTTGCGAAAGCGCAACTTGAAGTTAATAAGACGGAAGCGGCACATAAGAATTTATTTGTTTCGGGTTGGAGACCGGCTGTGGGTTGGACTTGTTGTGTGGGACTTGCGAGTAACTACATACTTATTCCAGTGGCAAACTTTTCGCTTGCTCTTGCCAATTCTACCGTTGAGGTCCCTATTTTAGATCTATCAACAATGATGCCAGTTCTTATGGGTATGCTTGGATTAGGTGCTATGAGAACCGTAGAGAAAACTAAAGGCGTAAATAGGAATCAATAGGAGATTTTATAATGGCTAGTAATATTAATGCAACAAAACCAACAACGGGTTCTCCTACAACCCAATCTGTTAGGGATAATTTTTCTGCAGCTAAAGATGAGATTAATGGTTTATTAAGATCTTCATTAGATGTAGTTAGTACAGCTGGATCAGGAACTGCGTATACAGCTAATTTTACAAATAACGTAGTTAAAGCAAATGGTGCAAGGGTAATTGTAAAAGCTCACACAGCTAATACAGCCAGTGCATCTCTTAATGTTGATGGTACTGGTGCATCTATTATAAAAAATATGGATGGCACTAATTTGGTAGCAAATCAAATTGCTGGGTCAAACCATTACTTAGATTTAATATATAATAGTGGTAATAATACATGGGTTCTTTTAAACCCTGCTAGGCACGTAATATCTCAGTCTGATGTTACAGATTTGGGAACTGATTTAGGTGCTAAGCTAGACTCAAGCGCCTACACAGCCGCTGATGTTCTTACTAAACTTTTAGGTGTAGATGGTTCAAGTAGTGGGTTAGATGCAGATAAAATAGATGGGTATCACATTGTAGTGGGTAGTACAGGAACCAATTCTAATACTATTTATTTTGAAACATAATAGGAGTAACTTATGCCAAGTTTAAAGATAGCTGGCGCCGATGTTGAAAATGTTCAAGTTGGTAGTACTGAAGTGAATGCAGTTTATGTGGGATCTACTAAGTTGTGGGAGAGAGGAACTAAACTAGTAGTTACAAATGACAGTTATTACGAACAAGCTGACAAGAGTTGGTATAATGGTTGGCACAAATATAACTACAATGGGTATTCCAATAGAACACTATACTGGGGGGGCGATAGTGGTAGTTTACCAAACAGTTCAATATCCCCAACTACATTTACAGACTCACCATATTCAGGGAGTGCGCCTGTTATTGACAGTTTATATCATCTAAGGTTTAGAACCAGTGAGGGTAGAGACGATGGACACTTATTTTTTGACTTAAATAAAGCTATTACTAATAGCGGATGGACAACTATGAAGATTAACGGTAACAATTATAACAGGGCTGATGCGTTACTTGATAGTGGTAATAGCAGATGGTACTGGGCAGATATAGGCAGTAACCCCTTCACTGGCACGACAACAACTGTTCTGATTACCTAGTATCAAACCCCTTTGGCACAACAAGAGGGGCTACAAGAAACATAGAAATAACTTGATAACCTTAGCTTATACTACGGTGTATAGGTGTTTTATATTAGGAGATAAATTATGGCAACTTCACCAAGAGCGCCTAGGAACTTTTTCCCTGCAGACTTAACACCTCTGCTATTATCTGGGTGGCAAACAAATAAATTTGATAAGAGCATACCCTTTTGGGCTGAAGTTGACGGTTTACAATTTACTAATACATCTGTTAGACGAAAGCCCGGAAGATCCCTTATAGGTGACTTTAGCTCTCAACCGATACGAGGGTTAACCTCTATCAATGAGTATGATACTAAGGTTCTTTATATAGGTGATCTTAATAACATTTATAGATGGAAACTTGATGCCCCTACGACAATAGGAACAGTGGTGGGATCTGGGTATAACTTAGTTGAAACTGGAGGGGCTAGTGTTTGGGATGCTGGATCTTCTATATGGGACAGTGGAAATTCTGTTTGGGATGAGGGTTCTGTACATTCTAGTGCTTGGTCATTTACTAACTTTGGAACAGATAGCGTAGGTCGAATAAAAGTTAAAAAAGACAATGAAGTTTTTGGTGAATTATTTACTGATTCGGTGTCAGGTGCTGTTATTTCAAATGCAGGTACAGGGCATGCTGTAGGAGATACCTTTACTTTTACTGGAGGTGCTGGGCAAAACCTTGCTGTTGAAGTAACAGAAATTAATAATTCTTTTAATGTAACTAGAGTTAAAATTACTAACTTCGGTATTGGGTATAATAATGGAGATACTTTAACTCAATCAACTACTTCTGGATCTGGTATAAATTTACAGCTAACAATAACAGTTGCTGATTGCCCTTTTACTAGAGTAACAGCTATTGATAAATCTGGTCCGCACATTTTAGCAATTAACTATGATAAAGCTAACTCTGAGCATCCTTATGATGTTGCATGGTGTGATACAGATAACCCAGATACTTGGGTGGCTGCTTCAGCTAATGCTGCAGGTAGTCTTACATTACGAGAAGCTTCTTCCCCCTTAAAAGCCATTGTACCTCTTGGGGACGCTAAAGCAATCTACACAGAAGATCAAATGTTTATCCTGCAATACACAGGAGCCCCTTATTACTTTGGGTATAAAACTGCGTTTGCTTCTGGTGCTGGTGCAGTATCACCAAGATCTGTAGTAGCCGTTGATTCTACAAACTATGGTCTGTCACGAAGAGGTCTCTTTGTAACTGATGGTAGCTCTGTTGAGACTATTGGGGATTCAGAGGGTATTAATAAGTACATAAGAGATAATATTGCAGAGTCGGAATATGCACAGGTTGTTGCTTACCATAACAAACTTAACAATGAAGTTGTTTGGTCTTTACCTATTAATAGCACAAAGCCGACAAAACAAATTACTTATAACTATTCTAACAACACTTTTAGTATTGAAAGTATAGGTGCTAGTGCTGCTCAGATATCAAGTGTTTTTGATCATGATATTGTTGGACACCCTGATGGTAATGTGTACTTTGAGGACGGTGGTCAATCTAACCATGCTACATATGGTATTACAAAAGCACATGACCTTGATAACCCTTACTCTATTAAAGAGATAACAAGTATACGGGTAGGTAAGATAGGTGGGGGTAATCCCCTTGTTGAAGTAGGGTTTTCTGAAAATATAAATGATGACCCTACGTTTTTACCTGAACATAGTTTTTATGTAAACGGGTCTTATGCTGATTATAAGGTTAGGGTCTCTGGTAGATATTTATTCCTAAAGATTTCTTCTGATAACAATGCAGATAGTTGGGAAATAACCAACATGGAAATTAAAGGTAGAGTAAGAGGATTTAGATAATGCTTCCCATAAAATACGATGCTAGGTCAGTTCAACAAGAGCTAAATAATCTTAGTGAACAAGTAAGAGCCCTATATAAAGTTGTACCCTTAATACCCTTAGATTCCCCACCAGTTAATCCTACAACAGGTTCTATTGCTATGAGTAGTGGGGCTAATGGTGGTTTTGATAGTCGTAGTGGCAAAGGCTTATATAGGTATAGCGGGTCTAGTTGGTTGCCTGCTTCTAATGAAGACAGTCTTGTCTCTAATTGGCAGACAGTGGATTTAAACACTGTGCAAACTAAGGATTACAACCTTACGTATGACCACTACAGTCAATCATCTACTAACAAACCCAATGCTTCTCCTGATAATGCTAACGCTGTTCTTACTGCTAATACGCACTCTAGTAACTATCGCCATCAGCTTGCCTTTAACTCTGATGAAAAGTTCTACCATAGAGCGCAACAGAATGGTACTTGGACGGATTGGGGGCGAGTAGTTGTCAATGGCGCAGATACCCATTTAGAGCTAAGGGGAGGCAGTACCACCGTTTATCTAAGAGACACAAACGCAAACTCTTCAATGCTCCACTGTAACTCTAATAGATTTTATATCTTACGAGGCGGAAACGATACAACCACATGGTCTCAAGTAGGTGGCTACTGGCCTGTTTACTGGGACTTAACAAACAACAATGCAACATTTGGCGGCAGTATACTTGAACTTTCAGATGCGAAGCTAAAAGAAAACATCAGACCTATTGGTAACTCAATGGAGATGTTCGATAAACTTGAAGCCAAGCGTTACAACATGATTGATGGCGGTAAACCTGATATTGGTTTTATTGCACAAGATGTACAAGCGGCAGGTTTAGATGAAGTTGTTATTGAAAGTGAAGACAAAGACCTAGAA